AAATTAACCCAAGCACGAACACCAAAAGCTGTAACCACTGAACCATAACCAGAATTAAATTTTAGATTTTGTGAGTTATCTATTTCAACTGCGTTTGTATTGTTTGTTTTGATTGTAGTAGAACCTGTGTTATTAGAACCACCAATAGTAAGGTTAGAAGTTCCCGAAACTGAATCTATTGTATTTACTTCAAGTGTGCTCATACGACTGTTAAATTACCCTCCACTGTGACTGTCCCTGTAAATGTTACAGGGCCCGCTAACATAGCATTGTCTGTCGCTGCTACTGCTACAGTTGATGTTATTGTTGCTAAGTTTTCATAGACTCCATTGAAGGATGTCATCATTGGAGCTGTAATAGATCCTGTGCCTGGTGTCTTAGTTCCAACAACACTATCTAAAAATATAATAAAACAAGAGTCACTGCCTGCTAAAGCTGTTGTGAAAGTTATTTGACTCCCGGAAACTGTATAATCAGTTGTCGGTTTTTGACGAACTCCATTACGAAGAACTGCAATGTGTTCTGGATTAGACACACTTGTAGATATGGCATACGCTGTGCTGCCGTCTCCTGTTAATGTTTGTACACTTGTAGTAGATGTAAAATCTTTTGTTAAAATATTACCTATGTAACCCATTCTATGTAATCTCCATAATTGATACAGCTATGTCTGAAGAACCTGAAGCTGTTAAAGAAAGAGCATCACCTGCCTCCATAACTAACTTATTACCAGCCATTAATTCTAGTGTGCCACCTGCTGGAATTGGTGCATTGGTTACTAGTTCAACTGTTTGGTTATTTTCATTGTTAGCTCCTGATCTACTACCTGTGCTAGAAGCTATGCTGATAGTTCCGGTAACTTGACTCGTTGTTGTGTTACCTACCATTACACCAAGAACTACAGTCGTTGCACCACTTGCTACAGTATAGATAACATCAGCACTGGTTACGTTTGCCTTTGTCACTAATTTAAATGTATTTGCCATCTATATCCTCCTTCCTTTATATTCTATCCAAGGGCGATTGCAAGAGCTGTCGGGTCCTCAGTAGAAAATCCTTGAGCTGTCATCAATGTTACTACTCTAGATAATGCTGCTTTTTTATTCGTACCGCCTGCACCATCATCCACTATAATTAAATCAGATGTTGTTAAGTCTGCTCCAATGTCGGAGCCGCCATCTATTTCTAATGCTGTTAATTCTACTTTACCTGCTGTAGATATTGTAGCTAATTTTGTATCTGCAATCGCAGCACTTGATTTAATGTCTGCGTTTACAATGTTTGTAATTGTGTTGTTATCTGAATCAATTGATTTGTTTGTAACTGTAGCAGTTGAGGTTGCTGAAAGTAATTTAGAACTACCACCACTACTTGGTAGAGTTAAAGTGTTTGAAGCAGATTCAGAGTGCGGTGCACCTATCAGTGTTTGTGCGTGAGCGTTACTAGACTCACAATAAAATTTTATTTGTGAAACAAAAGAGCCATCATTTTTAAGATCAATAAGTCCACCAGAAACAAATAAATCATCTCCAACAGTTACATCACCAGAAACATCTAATTGACCATTAAGGTCTACCGTGGTAGCAGCTATTTGAATTTCTGTGTCTGCAAATAAATCTAATTGACCGTCTGCAGAAGAATTAATACCTAAAGCTGAATCTCTGAAAAGTAATTTATTTGTACCATTTAAAGTTAAACCTGTGCCGTCTGTATGTGTTAAAGTTGTATCTGAGTCAGCACCAAATTTTAAAACTGATGAGTCAGATCCTAGAATTAAATCATTAGGTAAAGTTACGTCAGAGCTACCGTCTTCATGCACTGCTTTGCTAGCAGGCATTGTACAAAATACATCTTTTGTACCAGCACTAAAATCAACAGCACTATCACTATTAGAGCTAGATATAATTGTACTTCTAGCTAGTGTATCTGGGGCGGCATCTGTAATAGTACCTAAACCAATTTCAAATTCTGCTGAACTTCTATGAACAATGGCGTAGTAAGTAGTATTACTATTTCCTATGCCTGCTACAAAAGTTTCAAAATTAGTTTGAGCACCACCTAAATTAATTGTACCTGTGCCGGTAGTGGTAGTTGTCTCTTTAACTCTGTCGTTTAAAACTAAAGCCATGACCTATTATGCGATTCTTATTATAGCTGTTGATGCTCCTGCTGCAGGAAATTGAATTGTAAAATCTCCGTTGGTAGCAGTTTTGGTTCCCCCAAAGTCTAACACAACAACAATCTTATCACTGTTTGTACTGTTATAAATAACAGCGCCTACTGCTGATAAAGTAACAGATGAAAAAACTTCATCTGCAAAATCAACAAGAGCTGTGTTACTTGCAACTGAAACAGCTTGACTATCTAAGGCATTTCCACCAGCGGTGTAACTTGTACCAGAAGAAGAAACTTCATTGGTGGTAGAGTACGCAGTGCTTGATGTGGAATATCCAGAGATGTCTGTAAATAAAGCTATTTTAAAAGTATTGCCGCCATTAGCAAAATTGTGTGTGCCAGATAAGAGTTCTGATTTGAATGCATCTGGTATTATATTAGCCATTTATCGTCTCCTTTTATTTCATTTTCGGTTGTGGTGATTGTAAATCTAGACGAATTGCACCACTTGTGTATTCGTCTCTGCGTCTTCGGCCTTGTTGTTCTGCCGCAAACGTTTGAAGAGCCTCTTGATAAGAAGCCTCGTACATTTGTACCATATTATCTGGCCCTTTCAAGTATTTAAGGGTTTCTACCATACAGCCATAAACTAGTAAATCTTGAAAATTATTAGATAGGTATGTGCTGCTAGTATCAGAGGTGGTTATTGTATCTGGTTGTTTTATATACGCTAAAGTTATGACATATGCTGCATCAGGAGTAGGAGCCACAACCCAGTTATCAGAGTCCCAATGAGCGTAATATCTAGGAGTCGCATAATCACTTGAGTTATCTGGATCAGGAAAATACTCTGCTAAAAAAGAAGTATCGACTTGTTCTAAGAAAAACTGATCTGAATTTGTAGGATTTGTCAATTGAACATATCTAATAATTCTAGTATCAGACGGAACAGTAACAAATCTATTACCTATTGTTAAATCTGAGTTAGCATAGAATTTTGTGTCATCAGAATCTACTGCTCTAAATATTCTATTTTCTACGTTTTTAATTAATACGTTTAAAACGGCGTCAGTTAAAACACCACTATCTACTTCACTGTAGTTTCTAATATTTGTTTTTAATTCACTAAGAGTCATTGTCATGGTGAGATTGTTGCGGGCCCTGCAGATGCATTGTCGCCCCCTCCTTTAATACTTCCTGTTGTTGCTGTATTTGTATCAACACTAAAAGTGTAACTATCATTATCAACTTTTGTTATTGTGTAACCTGCAGCTTTGTTAATATTACTTGCTAATATACCATCAAAAGTAGTTGCGTTTCTAAAACGAACGGTGTCACTAGTTGATCTTCCGTGATTAACCTCTGTCACAGTTATAGTTGAAGAACTTGCACTACCTGTTTTAAAAGGGTTTATATTTAATAAAGCAGCAACACTTGGCTCTTCTCTATCTGCTCTGATATTTTTTAAAGCTTCAGGGTCTGCTCCATGAACTTGTAATTCTAGTTGTGGTTGTTTAGGCTCAAACTCAGAAACATGAACTCGAGAACCATTCCACTCAGTGACCATTTCGTTATAGGGAAACTCCATGCCACTTCTATCTGATATCGCTTTAGCGTATTTACCTTTTGCAAAATTACTCATGTTCCTGGATAATATACCTTTGGTGTTAGATAAGTGCTAGTAGAAGAACTGTCTTCTGTGAGAGCTCTACCTAACTCATCTTCATATAATAATTTTAAATTTTGTGATCTGTCAGGAGCTATTTTTAAACTCAAATAATAAGCTAGCCCTGCACACATGCAGGGGATAAAACGATAGACTACATCTGTTTGATTAGTATAACCACCTGCATCCTCAATTCTTTTTAAATAATAAAATTTTAATAAAAAGCTTGATCCTGAGAAACTACTGCTTGGTGTTTGGTATAAAAAAATACTAGGAGATGTAGTTCTATCTACATAGTATTGACTAGGGGTACCCTTAGATAATTTATTTGCAATTGATGAATATGCAGACCTATCTATTTTTGTGATAGGTGTATCGACAGGGGCTGTTGTTGTTGAGTTATTTCTAACATAAGCTTCTAATATTTCGTTTACATTGTTTGGAAAATTAGTTGCATCACTTGCTCTATTATACTCTGCTTGCCCTTCTACTAAAGGAACAGAGGCTAGGTCCACCTTCCATAAATGAAGACCTCTATTGCCCCACTCAGAAAATAATATATTTAAAGAACGTCTAGCACTTTTTAAACCATAACCGGTTCGAGCTGTCATTCCACATCGCTCGTATGCTTCTTGAATTATTTCATCTATGTCAAGGTCAAAAGCTGTAGTGCCTGATGTAGCCATTTTTTAACCTTACTTATCGATAAATATAGTAGCTGCGTCTATGTTTGTAATTGTAGATACTTTCATTCCACCTGGGAATAACACTCCATCTTCTGGAATGTTTGTTGAAAATACATCACCATTAGGAACATCAGCTTGAAATAAAGTTGCGCTATCTGTGTTGTCTTGCAAAATTATAGTTCCTGCTCCACCACCATCAGACGCTAGGATAATACCTCTAAGTCTAGTTCTGCCTGCGAAGACTGCTCCCGTTGCTGTAACTCTGACCGCTTTTACGTCGCCTTTACTTGCCATTTTTTTCTCCTTTGTAGGAGCCCTCTAGGAGGGCTCCTAATTAATCATTAACTTACCGCAGCACTAAATGGTGTTGCTGGTGTTCCAGTACATCCTGAAAGCACATCAACTTTCCATTTACCTGAAGCAAGAACTGTACATACAATTTTTGAAAAAGTAACACCACCTTTTGTACTACCGTTTAAAGTAATAGTATCAGATGTTGAAGCTGTTTCAAAACCAACGACGTTATCAGATGAGTCATCAATGAAGACGGCACTCCCGACCATTACATCGGTTGCGTTTGCAGCTTGTACAACTAAGTCGCCTGTTTTTGTTATTGATGAAAAAATCTCAATAGTAGCACCGACGTTGTTTAGGTTGTTAAAATCCGCTCCTGGTCCTGCGACTGCAGAATCAGAGTTTGCGTTTGTTGCGGGTAATGTGTATGTGACTGCGCCTGCAGCATCGTTGTGTACGATTCTACCTGCGTGATCAGCTACTGTTAAAGAAATACTAGAATCAGCATCTACAACATTACCTGGTCCTGTACTAAAAAAACCTTTTTTAGATATTACTGGACCTTGAAATGTGGTTGTTCCCATGTTTTACCTCCGTAGTAAAATTACATACAGTCTCTACGTTCGTCTGCTAGGTCAGTCTGCATGTTATTATTTTC